GGCGACAGGATCCGGCTTACAGGCCGACTCTGCGGCCCCTCTATTCTGAGGGGCTCTCGAGCGAAAGCTTTGTGCATCCCGCACACTCACTGTGAACCATGATAGACCGATGACGTTACGTTCGCGATCGCGATTTATCCAGTTTGGCCCGGGAAGCTTCGATCGTAAGATCGGAACTAACCCAGTAGTTCATACTGACCAAGCCCAAGACACCCTTGTGGATGCCAAGTGGAGTGGGAAGTGTGACGATACTGTTGGGCTACCAAATGTCGACCATCCTCTAACCATCACCGAAAGGGATGATAGAGGATATAGACCTTTGGATGGATTCGAAGATCAAGGTGGTGGCTCGTATTTTCATTATACGAACTACCTACCCTCTGGCTTCGGACTCGTAACTCATCTCTCTACTTCAGTACCCTCGGTTGGAGCTCGGGCCTTGACGCTTCGGGCTAGGAGTAATCCTAGCCGCGAAGAGGTCTCGATCCCTAACTTCATCCATGAGCTGAAGGACCTCCCTGGAATGTACCGTGACATTCTGAAGTTCAAAACTCGTCTGAAGAAACTTAAGGATATTCGCGGCTCGAAAGAGATCGCGAATTACCATTTGTCTATTCAGATGGGTTGGCTTCCGATGATCAAGGACATCCGTAAGATGCTTCACTTCCAAGCTGCTGCGGATCGAAGGATCCTTGAGCTGCAAAGGTTGTATTCATCAAGAGGTCTCAAACGGCGTCTAAATCTTTATGACGAAACTAAGGCGAGCGACAGCACAGTGGTTGTCGACTCCTCCGCAGGCACGTTCATTACGGTTCGAAAGAGCCGCTTGACGCGCGTGCGTTCTTGGGGAACCATTAGATGGGTTCCTACCTCAGTACCTCGTGATATAGGTCACCAAGCCTTAGGTCGTACAGCACGTAAACTTGTATTCGGCACTAACCATATTGGTTTTGATGCCGTTCAAGCTTGGAACGCGCTTCCTTGGACGTGGCTGATTGACTGGTTCGCCAACTTCGATGACTTCTTAGAAGCTCATCGAAATGACGTTCCTGCCGAACCTGCCGGGCCATCTAATATTATGACCCTAACGGAGACGTACGAGACTTGGGAGCGGACTGATAGTCATTCGACTATCATAGGCTCAGACGGCCGTCGGATACTGCGCACTAAAGCTAGGGCGCAGTCCTCTGGTTCACTGTCGGTGACGCTTCCGTTGTTAAACGGGCGTCAATGGTCGATCCTTAGTGCGCTGGCCCTTCAGCGATTACGCTGAGGGTCCTTCTGCACGAAAGGTGTAGGTAATGTCGCTAGGTACAACCCTGACGGTGACTCTTGACGGCTCCGGTGGAGCTGCTAAGGTCTTGCCGCTGATTGGAGGCCCAAGCGGGTACTCATCCGAATACTATTTGGATGAAGGACTCGTGACTTACCGGGCGAAAGTCCGGCACTCAAGGGACAACGTGAAAGCGGGGACACAGCCCTTTGACCGTCACACTGTGACGTTCACAAAGTATGTGAAACCAGTTTCACCTGCCACTCTGGGCTCTCAGACGGACATCACGTTCACGATCAGGAATGATCCGAACGGAGTGGTCGCTGATATCATCGACCTCGCTGAGGCAATGAGCTTTTACACCGTAAAAGCCGGCGCCATCAATGCGAAGTTGCTGGGCTGGGAATCGTAGATTCACTAGTGAATCTTCCTCCCACCTAGGAGACGGGTGTACGTAGCCGTAGATCCTTTGGCCCCTAAATGAAGGAGTATTGGATGAAAAGCTACGCCAATTACCTAAAGGGACTATACACGGCGATATTTTCTAATATCGCTGAGATTGATCCCACTCTCCGACGTGATTGCGATCGGGATAACACTCGCTTGCTCTCACTAGTCGAAACCAGAGGTCTACCATTCCTTATGATAGACCTACCGGATGCAGGAAAGCACTTTGATATGTGCCTAGCTGCAGGACGCCTTACTCCTTCTGGAATTGCCGGTTTCCGGCCTTTCCGACGGGGGGGTGTAATCCCAAGACTATTCAAGGGGTTATACCTGCGTGTCTTCGACGAATTCGGTGTGCTTAGGGTTGATTTGGATATCACCTGCATCTCATACATTCGTCAGCTGCATTATGCAGCTAAGAAGGTAAAGGTGCCGTGTGAAGATTCACGAACATGGGAACATGTTAATGAATTCTTCCGAATCGACCACGAAGTTCGCTCCCCAACCCTTAAATGGGATGAGAACGAGCTCAGGATTGATGATCTTCGGCATATCCATATTGGCGATGCTGATTTTCTCTCTCCTGCTCCTCTTTTCGATCCTCGTCATTGTGATGGGGACCAATCAGTTGAGTCTTATTTCCAATCTTGCCACGGCCTTGCCGAAGCAGTCCAACGGACCGCCGACATCATCGCCACGGCAATCGGAGGATTTAACCCCTCCGAATGGAGATCTAAGCACGGACCCGGCGCAGTAGCTGATCAGCGTCATACTTCATTTAAGTATGACTTTCCCAGCTGGCCGGCTAAGCTTGAGCGGGTTTTCCCTATGGCCGATTTTGGGTTTTCCAACTTCGGCAACTGGGCTGCCTACTCTCGTAGTGAGGAGTGTCAATATCTGTTTTCAGATAATGAACCTCCGTCAAGGCTGATCGCTGTACCAAAGACGCTTAAGGGCCCAAGGCTTATTGCCTCGGAACCTGTGGCTCATCAATGGTGTCAGCAGTCTATCCTTGATTTTCTCACTACGCGACTAGCATCGACCCCAATTGCTGGTGCGATTCACTTTCGTGATCAAACCTTCAATCAGGACCTTGCTCGTCGAGCTTCCCATACTCAGTCGCATGCGACTATTGATTTGTCGTCTGCGTCCGATCGCCTTTCCTGTTGGCTTGTTGAGCGCATCTTTCGGCGAAATTCTTCGCTGATTGAGGCTTTTCATGCTTCTAGGACTAGGTGGGTGGCTAACGCCATCGATCGCAAATCTCCTCGCTTTCACAAGCTACGGAAGTTTGCGTGTATGGGTTCTGCTTGTACCTTTCCTGTACAGTCTTACGTCTTTGCTATTCTGGCAGTCGCCACCGTGCTTTACGCACGGGGGCTTCGTCCTACAATAGTGAATATCCGTAAGGCCTCAAAGGAGGTCCAAGTCTACGGTGATGATATAATCACACCGTTAGATTCGTGGGAACTTCTTCAGGGACTTCTAGGTTGCCTCGGTCTCGAGGTAAACCGCAAGAAGACTTTCGGAATAGGAAAGTTCCGAGAGTCGTGCGGCCTGGATGCGTATGATGGACATGATGTCACACCTACGTATATCAGTACCTACCCTGATGTGTCCCGCCCTGAGTCTATCACGTCTAGTGTTGACACGCATAACAACTACGCAATGCGTAAGTGGTATGTCGTGGCAGACTATGTGAAATCGGCCGTACGTTCATTAAAGAGATTCTCAATAATGAACGTTCCGATGGGCTCAGGAACCTTCGGCTGGTACGACCACGAGTGGTCTGGAAACGAGCACTTGAAAAAGCGCTGGAATCCATTCTTCCAAGTGGTCGAGGTAAGAGTTGATGTAGCTTGCGCCACATCATCAAAGACCCCAGTCGAGAGGGACTCTTCTCTGCTTCAGTATTTTACTGAAGTCCGCCCTGTCCCCTTTATTTTAGGGGAGAGGATCGGAATAGCGAAGAGAGCGTCCACTTCTTTACGTAGACGCTGGGTGCCCCTCGTTTCACTTTAAAATGAGGGAGAAGTCTTGAC